TAGCCCAATGCATTCAGCGCAAACAATATGACCGCGGGTATGCTTCTCGCGGTTTTGCTTTTTATATACAATATCCCTATGGTAGAACCTTTTTCAACCCAAAAGATGGTACTGGTAAGTTAGTTCGTAGTAAATTTGGGCCAGGTGCTTCTAAATGGGATGTCAATGGGAAGACAGCCATGGAACAACAGGTAGCAAGACGGGATACAAAAGAATTTGCCTTGAATATGGCACAAATAGGGGATTTTAATACAGTATTTAAGAAACTTTACCCTGATCCAAAGGATTATGAGGAGCGGAAGTGGCGCAAACTAACAAGAACAGAGGAGTTTAGAAAGATGGTGCGAGAAGAATTACAATCATTGCTATTAGAGAAGGGATATACAGAAGGTGTAGTCCTTGATCTATTGGAAGAAGCTCTTAATATGGCTCGAGGTAAGACAGATATCACTAATTTCCTGCGAATAGCAGAGAATATGCAAGATATGTTGGGCATGAGAGATAAACAGATAACTAAGACAACACAGATCTCGGCAGGACAAGTAACACAGAACCTATTAAATGAGATTAGTGATGAGGAACGAAAGTTAGCAGCAATGCAGAAAATAGAAACCGTAGAGGAGACGACTAGTGTCACACCAAAATTGGAGGCGCAAGGATCGGGAGGAACAAGTCCTGCGAAAGAAACGGCGCAAACAGAAGAAGTTCAAAAAGAAATCTAATAAAACTGGAGATAAATAGTGGATTACGAGGAACAGTATGCTCAAAAGCAAGCATTAAAGCGTTTAAAAGAGAATCTCTCTGTATTCGGGCGTATTTGTATGCCTACTGCTTTTCGCAAAACAACACCTCCATTTCATGCTAATATCTATTCTGCATTGAAAGATCTGTCAAAAAAGAAGGTTCTTATAGCTGCTCCTCGTGGGACAGCCAAGTCGACTGTCACATCTCTAGTATATCCGTTACATCGGGTGGCCTTTAAAGCAAAAGAAGAGGAGGTATTCATTGTTATTGTATCAGAAGCTCAAGCACAAAGCATTAATTTCTTATCAAGAATTAAGTACCATGTACAACATTCTGATAAATTCCGAGAGGTTTTCGGGGATTTGGGTCCTAACACTGCGCAAAGGTGGACTCACACTGATGTGGTCTTTGCTAATGGTTCTCGTATTGTTGCTGTCGGCACTGGTCAAAGGGTTCGTGGTTTCATTGAGGGTGATTCTAGACCAACTGATATCATTGTCGACGATTTTGAATCGGAACTCAACGCGTACACCCCCGAAGCAAGAGCAAAAAACAAAAAATGGATGACAGAAGCAGTGATACCATCCCTATCAGATGATGGTAGAATCATAGTTATCGGAACGGTAATTAGTGAAGATTGCTTCTTATACTGGGCAAAAGACAGTCCATCATGGCATGTATTGTGGTATTCCATTATAAATGCCGAGGGGCACAGTATTTGGCCTGAAAAGTACCCATTATCAAGAATCGACGAGATTAAGACAGATATGGCATCTGTTGGGAATCTTAACGGATTTTACCAAGAATACATGAATATAGCTCAATCCCCTGATTTAGCACCCTTTAAACCTGAATGGTTGAAATTACACCACTTCTTACTAGAGAAACGTAATGGCCAGAGTGTATTAGTAAAAGAAACGGGGGATGGAGAGGAAGTAAAGCCTGTTGAAGTCTATACTGGTATTGATCCAGCGAGTAGTCTTTCAGCACGAGCAGACTTCTTTGTATGCGCATCTATTGCGATTGACCACGATAACAATAAATACATAGTAGATATCAAGCGAGGACACTTCCCTCCGTCCGATCAGCCCGATATAATCATTGATACATATAAAAAATACCGTCCGAAGCGCATGAAGATAGAAACAGTAGCTTATCAGGAAGCTTTACGCAGTGCAGTAAGAAAGATAATGCAGGAACAGAATTTGTATATTCCTGGGTTAGAGCGAGGTGTTAAACCACGTAATAGGAAATCTGAACGATTGTTATCTCTTGTACCTATGATGGCTAAGGGAGAATTCTTTTTTAGACCGCAAGATCAGAAAGCACAAGAGGAGTTTTTCTCTTATCCTAGAGGCAAACATGATGATATCATGGATGCTATATGGATAGCATTAGATAAATCAAGACCTTGTAAAATGAAGAAATGGGATGCAGATGTTAAAAAAACAAATAAAACAAAAAAATTACTTGACTGGATGGTCAATTAATTCGTATATTACCTAGATGGCATATAGCGATGAAAATACAGACAATCAAAAAATAGTAGACGACACACTTCATTTGTGGCGCCTATATTCCACAAAGAGAGAGATGTGGGCAACTCATGCACAAGAAGATAAGGAGTTCTATTTAGGCAAACAGTGGACTGATGAGCAAGTAAGAAAGCTCGAATCCCGTGGCCAAGCCCCTATTACTGTGAATCGAATCTTTCCTGCTGTTGAGGCAGCGAAAGCGATGCTTACATCGAATAATCCTCAATTTCGAGTATCACCGAGAGAAGATAGTGATAACAAGGTAGCCCAAGTAATGAACGGGCTACTTGAGTATATATGGCAAATATCTGATGGACAGGTCTCTCTTCGGAGAGTCATCGAAGATTATTACTGTATGGGCCTCGGAGCTATGCTAGTCTACCAAGATCCTATTGCAGACTATGGCAAGGGTGAAGTCAAGATGCGAGATGTCGATCCACTAGATATCTATATTGATCCCAATTCAAGAGATCTATTCTGTGATGATGCCGAAAATATTATTATATCTCGTAGATTCACAAAAGAGCAGGCTGAGAAGCTTTATCCTATGTATGAATCCGCTATTCAAGCTGCATCTGGTGAGCAAGGGACTGATCGTCCTGTTACTACTGGAGCGAACGATGGCTCTGTACATTTTCCCGAAGATGTAGATACAATGGGAGAAACAGAGTATATCCGTGGGTATGAGAGATATTCAAAGATAATGACTGATATGTCTCGTGTTTTTCAAACATGGGATGGAAAAGAAAGAATATTCGAGAAACCTGAATTGTTCCAACAATACCTCCAAACTCCTGCTGCGATATTCAAAGGCAAGGTCATTGTCGGTGAACGTGATATTAGGGGTGTACAGCAAAGTGTAGAACAACAGAAGGCATCCTTGCAAGAAAGACTTCGTTCTTTACGTAAGCAATTAGATATTGGTAAACAAGAAGCTGAGGCACAGTATGCTGAACAGATGCAAAGATTAGAAGAGGCATATAAGTCTGGTGAAATTATCCCTGAACGCTATGAAGTTGAAATGCGCAAGATGGGTGAACAATTACAACAAATTACTGAGCAGGGTTCAGAGAAATATCTTCAAGGCGAACAACAAGCTGCAAAGATTGACGAACCTCAGATGGTTAATTTTGAACAACTCGTCCAAATGAAAAGGATTGAAGTTGTAATGATTCAATATCCGAGGATAAAACAATGTATCATTGTTGGAGAAACCCTGTTATATAGTAGGATACTTCCTATTGATAAGTATCCGATAATCTTTTTTATGAATCATCATACTCGGACACCTTATCCGATGAGTGATGTACGTGTTGTAAAAGATATGCAGAAATACATAAATAAGGTAAGATCCATGATTATTGCGCACGCAACGACAAGTACAAATAACAAGGTGCTTATTCCAGAAGGTGCAATTGATATGGCAGAGTTCGAGGAAAAATGGGCGCAACCTGGGGTTGGTATTGCTGTGGACTTTTCTGAAGGCCCACCTGTCCCCGTTCAACCATTGCCACTTCCAAATGAACTCTTTGCGAATGAACAGACAGCAAAAAGCGATATTGATCATCAACTCGGCTTGTACGAACTGATGATGGGGAATTCCGCGGTTGCGCCTCAAACTTATAAAGCGACAATTTCGCTTGATGAATTTGGGCAGCGGAAGATACGCTCTAAACAAAATCAGATTGAAGCAGGATTAAAGAGAGCATGCGAGATAGCAATTCCACTTGCACAGCAAACTTATCAATCTGAGAAGATATTTAGACTAATTCAACCAAATAACTCTATGAACGAATATGTAGTGAATAAACAATTGGTTGATGATAAAACTGGAGAAATCCAGATAATGAATGATATTAGAGTTGGTTCTTATGATGTAGTACCTGTTACAGGGTCTACCTTACCAACTAACAGATATGCTCAGCTTGAATTGTATATGGAAATGTACAAAGGTGGTATCATCGACAAAGTCGAGGTACTCAAGAAGACTGAGGTCTTTGATATGGAAGGCGTTCTTAAACGAACTGATATCGTTGCCCAGTTGCAACAGCAATTGCAGCAAGCGGGAGAAGCGGTTAAGAGCCTTAAAGGTGATATACAAACCAAAGACCGAGAGATTCAGCATCTATCGAATAAAGTTGAAACTGAAAAGTTTAAAGGTAAACTTAGTAAGGTTCAAACAAAAGCAGAAGCTGCTGGGGATGTATACGGGAAGCGTCTTGATGATGCGCTATCCACCGTTGGTCAACAAGTTCGATTGGCCGAAAAAGAAGACAATCTCGATAGACGTGACGAACGTTTACGAGACAAAGAAAAGAGCTCACCCGCTACGGATAGAGGCGGCAGTTCAAAAAAGAAGGAGACTAAGTAATGGTCGACCAACAAACAACACCTATGCAAGGTGGAGAAACCCCGCAGCGATCCGCGGCTTCTCCGACACCTAGTGAATTACTATTTGGGATTGCAGAAGAGGAATCATTGGTTGCGGAACCACAAGCTACTCAAGAAAAACCCCAGGAGGTACAACAGCAAATGCCTGTTCAACAACCACCTGCAGGTATAGGCGAGCAGCCGTCACAAGCGTTCCAACAAGAACAACCATATGATGCTCGAAACGATGACAAGCGGTATGAATACTGGCAATCTAAAGCTGACAAATTGCAAAATGACTTAAAAGAGGTACAACCTCTAGTGGAATACGTTAAACAAAATCCAGAAGTCTTGCAACTAGATGACAAAGAACCTCAGCAGGAGGAATTTCCTCCCCCACCTGAGGCGCCCGTGAGGCCGCGTACATTCAGTAGAGAAGAAGCGTATACTGATCCAACTTCGGAATCAGCTCGCTATTTAGACGAACAAGAAGTATGGCGTGGTAATATGGACCAATATAATGCACTACAAAACCAATATCAGGTAGCTGTAATGCGTGAACAATTGGATGGATATGAGAAGCAGAGGCAACAAGCTGTCGAGGCAGAGCAATATCATACTAAACAAGTACAGACTATGAAAGAGGTTCATAATTTTGTACAAGCGGAGTATGGTTTAACGCCTGAT